AGAGCAGCTACGATACCGATCATTGCAAGCTGACCGTTTGTTCTTTCAGCTTGTTCCATGATGAAGTTTTCTTCGTTGTTGTTCATAAGTCTTGGTGGTGTTTCTTTAGCGAAAATGTTTTGTTTACCGTATTCGGTTATTGTTGTCATTGATTTTAAAGATAGGTGAATGGCGAGGATGATCGGTCAGGTCGCCATGTCTATCTAAAAATTAATGTCTGATCGTTCTAGTTTAGCCATGATTTCATCACGGTATGCAGGGTCATCATGATATCTTGGGTCTTCCATAGCCTTTACCATTTCAGCTTGGCTATTAAAGACATTTGCCTGAGTCTTAGGTGCTTTACCTGTGACCATCTGACCATCTCTACCAGCTGCATCTGCATACTTAAGAGCTAATGCTTGTACGGCAAAGTAAGCAGCCATTGGGTTGCCTTGCTCCATAATTGCATCGAACATACTTACTTCTTGTTCAGGTATATTCTGTGAAGCCCATCCAAGTAAGTTGTTATAGTTCTCTTGACCTCCAACTAAACCATGTATTTGTTGTACGTCTTGTTGAGTGAAATCTCTACCTGTATCTGAAGAGGATCTAGATTTCATTTCCATTGCAGCCTTAGCAACTTCAATAGAATCCATCTTAGCTAACTCTTCAAACAAACCTTTATCTATATTATTCTCTGAACTTTGTCTCCACAAAGCTTCTAAAATATTTTCATTTCCCTCGTTTGGACTCTCCTGTTCAGGTTCATTTTTGGATTCTTCATCCTCTGAATCTGGCTCAGATTTTTGGCCCATTTTTCCTTGCAGTTCTAGATATGCTTTCTCTAATTCTTTAGCATTCTCATATTTACCAGCAAGTTTACCCTCTTGTTTTCTGTCTAAATCTTCCCCAATTAATAGGGAATCCTTCTCCTCATTAGATAAATCATTTACCGATTCTGCGTTATCAGAAGGGTTTGATTCAGTCTCCATTGTGAGTGTTTGTTCTTCGCTCATTCTGTCTCAGGTGGTGGTGGTTGCATTTGTGCGGCTAGTGCAGGGTTCTTAGAAGGGTCCATTATTGGGGTCTTCATCATTGCAATTTGTTGCTCACCTTGTTGTTGTTGCATAGCCATCTGTTGTGCTTGCTGTTCTTTACCTTGTATCTCTTGCATGGACTTAACTAAGTTCAATACATCTATACCTTGTGAAGCTGCAAGTCTCTTTATTACTTCCTCTGGATTAATAAACTGTTGTACTGCCTCTGGTCCCATTGTCTGAGAGATAACTGTTAGGAATTGACCTAAGCTCTCTCTATCCTGACCACGACCTAGTGCATTAACACCAGCTACGATAGTAGGTTTAACAATATCCTTTGGTAGACGTGGTATCTTTCCAGTCTTTTGGAATTGATTTAATATTCTATTTAAGTATGGTAATAGGAACTCTGTAGTGAGTAGGCTGAATAGCCCTCCCAATTGTTGTTCCAATTCCATCTGTGTGAGGCGTACCTCTTCCGCTGTAGTTCGTTCACTTTGTCTAACTTGCATAACTAAGAACGCTTCATTAAGACGTTTCTCTAGTTGTTGCATCATCTGGAATGCAGTACCGAAGTCTGCACTCTTACCTACCTGTACGACTCCTATGTCATCAGGTCTACCTTGCACGATTGCGCCGTTCCCTGCGTTAGCAAGGGTACTAGGTTTAGTCGTAGAGCTAGGTGATACGGTGAACACAACTTTAGCAGCAGCTGCTGAACCTTCTACTAAGGCTTGTGACAGTGCTTCTAATGATTTTAAGTCGCCAATAAACTGACCGACTCTACCTCTTCCATAATCCTCACCATCCACTGTGTTAAATCTTAATGGAATCCAAGGTGTTACATCAACAGGTGCTTTCCCGTAGGATTTTGGTAATATTTTACCATGTACTTCCTGATGCCAAACGTATCTGTTGTTGTCTCGTGTGATGTGGGTGTAGATGTCACACTCGTCAGCTTTATCATCAGATGAATCAACTACTGTATCGTACTCTTTTAGTACATCCTCTGGTAGCTGATCAATAATTAATTTCTTAGCAATAGTTTCCTTCGTGACTATTTCAATCACATTGCCGTTACCATCTCGTTCTATGACGTAGCGATTCAACGGATATACTTTCAGACCATCCTTACCCATAAAGATAAGTGCATTACCAGCTACTACTAAATGTAGAAGAGCTTCATGCACTACGACACGATCATTGGAAGCTGCAATAGCCTCCAAGATAGTGCGTTCAATCTTTGCAAAAGATAAGTCTAGTTCTGATCTAACTTGTGGACCAAATTCCTGACCAAGTTGACTTTCATCTACCTGTAACTTGAAGAAGCTGGTTTGTACAGGGAGCATTGACTGCATAAGTTTAGCTGCCAATGTCACTGCACCTTTTGCTCCAACACTCTGCCAAGGTGTAGGGAGATGTCTCATCCCCTTGGTATATTGATCCTTAAGTATTAAATATGGAAGAGTTAATTCCGCTGCTTGTTCTGCCTCGTCTAGAAACTGGGTACGTTCTCCTGATAAATAATCATACCTAGTTTTTGCCGTCATTTATTTAACCCCAGTTAAAAGTCCAGTCGTTACATTATTATCACCTGAACCACCTTGATACTTAAACGCATTCAAAGCATTCATTATATTATTCAAACCAAAGTTAGGTCGTACTCCACCTGGTGCGAATCCACCATAGCCACCATAGCCATAGCCAGAACCTCCACCGAAGCCACCCAAACCTTGTAAGGCAGCCATGAATTTAATAAACTGATCGAATGAGCTGCCTCCAGATTCCTCACCCTGCATAAACTTCTTAAATGCCTCAGCATCTTCAAACTGTGTCCACCAACCGTCAGTTGTACCTGGAGCAGGTTGTGTAGTACCTGGAGGAGTGATAGTACCTGGAGGAGTGTTAGAACCTCCACCACCACCACCACCGGGAAGAACTGGACCCATGCCACCTGGACCTGCACCACCACCTGTTCCTGGCGTGACTGGTGTGATAGTTACATTATTAATTGGAACGCCAGTAGGAGTATGAGTTGTACCTGGTACAAAGGCACCAGTGTTAGCAGGTGCTGCTGTTCCATATGCCAATCCACCACCTACTTGTGGTCCTTGTATTTGTAACTGCTTATAGATACTACCTAATTCATCCCAGTGATCTTCACCATCTTGGTTAAGTGGTGATGACCAAGTGTTATCCTGTGCAAAGACTGGAGGTGCAGAAACTGCAGTACCAGCTTTCACATCAGCTATGTTTTGTTGATCATAAAGACCTCCACCTGGAGATACATGTTGATCTAAGTATGCATCACTAGCCTGTGCTCCAGAGTTAGCATCTGCATATGCTTTAGCTATTTTTGCTCTGTTTTTATACTCACTTCCTGATTGGATGCCTCTAGTAATATCTTCTACAGTTTGTCCTCTTTCCAGTTCACTTACCCAGTAATCCAAACCTTCTTTGGCAGCTTTCCTACCTAAGTGAGTACCGTAAAGGTCTTGTACTGTGTTTGCGTATGATGTCATGATCTTATAATTTTTAAGAAATTGTTTTTTGCATCGGGTGTTTTTTGTTGCTGTCGTATTATTTTTAAGAAATTATCCTTAGCCTCTGGTGTTTTTTGTTGCTGTCGTATTATTTTTAAGAAATTATTCTTAGCCTCTGGTGTTTTCTGAGTATCATCAATGAGTGCATAATAACTACCAGTCTCAGCAGGGTTATACTTCATTGCCGTTTTCAAGTCGAACCCTTCATCTAACTGTCTCTTATATAATTTCTTATAATCAGAAACTGTATGACCTTGAGGATTAGTTTTCGCTATCCACTTAAGGTATTCTACAGTATCTTTATCAAGTTTTTGCTGACCTTTTCTATTGCCATAATTATATCTAGGATCATTAGGCATTATTTTGTTTGGAGTTTTAAAGGTATGGCTAATCCAATTACCACTAGCCCACTTAGGTATCTTTTTACGAAGCCAACCTGTTCTTACGGTTGGCATTAAGTCTCCTGGCTTTGCTGACCATTTTTCAAAACCACCGAGCCATTGCTTAGGGTTGATCTTAATAGTTAGACCATCTTTCATGTCATTGTAGTCCAAGTTGTTTCGTAAACCAACCTTGAGACGATGCTGTTTAACTTGATCTCTATCACCCCAACCTAAGAATTTTTTCAAACCAGCGAAGGTAAGTTGACCAGTCTTCGAAAAGCCTCCTGATCCACCACCTTTAGGTTTTCCTTTATTTTTAGCTCTAAATTTTGCCTGAACTCTTTTTCTATTAGCGTTATGCTTTTTTCTTTTTGACTGCCAGCCCATATCTATTCCTCACTGACTCGATCTTTTATCCACTCCACAACAGAGCGTTGGCCTGATCTATACATAATTTTTTCCATTGATTCATCAGGGTTAGGTGTAATTGGTGGGTAAATTTCCTCAAGTTCAGCGAGGATTGACTCTAAATTTGGTCCAAGTATGGACTCAAGAGTATTGGGGTAGGTTGACATTGCTATGTTCAAAGAAGGCTGGCATTCTTGCTGACTTAGTTTCGGAAAGCTCTGGAGCTTTACCTTCATACATAAGTCGATCACTGGTATCCAGCCAGAATTTTTTGCTTAAATATTTATCGCCATAGGTATTCTTACCTAATGGCTCCATGATCCAGTTAATTGTGGCCTTCCTAAGTTTGTCCAGAGAACTACTGCTGCGTAGACCCATATCAGCACATACGAGAGAGTTAGTGGCAACGTGTATTTGCTCGTCGCGACTGATGTCGGCGCTGACAGTCCTAAGACCAGCATTGCCGTTAAAACGAAAGAAGGGAAGAAGTACGAAAAATATTGCACGTTCAATTACTAATGCTTTGGTTATCATGTGATCAGGGTGCGCTTCCCACGCATCCCTTAATAGGAAGGCTTCTTTTTCTGCCTTCTCATCAACGCCTATAGCGTCGGTTATATAGCCAAGAGCGAGGTCATGTTTAACCTCGTCTTGGACGTTAGATTCTAGGAGTTTCCTCGCAGATTCGGGAACCTCTTTTTTAAGTGATTCTGCAATGAAGTCGCCAACTGGTAACTCCATGTGGCGTATTGCGAGAGCACGGTAGATGGTTTCCTCTGCTCCCTCTTTAAGTTTACCTTCTGTAGGTCGGACTGGTGTCCATGTTCTCTTTCTATTGAGTAACTTTTCATATAGGTTCATTCTTGACAATCGCATTGGGGTTCGTTTTTTAGAATCCCTTGCAAATAATCTTGGACTTCATCTTCATCCAGTGCTGCATATGCACTTGACTTATCCTGAACGTCACCCATTACTTGCAGTGAATAATAAAGTGAAGTTTGGGGACTATCTAGCCACTCTTCAACGAACTGTTCGTCGTAGGTTACAACATCACTCCAAGAGTTGAAGCTGTATCCGTGAAGAAGCCCTGTATGGTTCAACATATACATCAACTGGTCAGCAACCTTCTTATAGGCATCCCAACCAACTTCTGAGGCAATCTCTACATCACCATATTCATATGTCTGTACACCAAATGTACCAGAGTCACGATCAACACTCCGAGCTATAGGAGGTGCGATCTCTGGTGTGCAAGTAAAGCCTTCTCTGTCTTTACTGCGATATGAACAGCTTGCGGTAGGAGCGATAGCAAATGCTCGATCCATATTATATTCTCTGGCAACATCAGCCGCACTCTGAATGCCTTTATAAAATTCTGCAGCTAATAAACCAGCTGTACCAAGTCCAGGTATGCCATCATTTACTGCTTGTAATGCATCACCAAATTGTTCATAGGTGATGTTGTTCTGCCTTAGTAGGTTTGCTAATCCAAGGCATCCAAGTCCGACTTGGCGATCCGTTTCGCTGGGGAGATATTCTCCAGAACTTCCAATGCCTGTTTTGCTATGGAGGTCGCACAAACTTCGCATACCCTCAACAAAACCTTTTGACACGTCGGCGATTGTACAGGCACCGAGATTGACATGCTGGAGGAGGCAAGTTCCCCGTGATGGCAGGTATACCTCAAGGCATACATTGCCTCTGATTCTTTTTCCATTTTTATCGTACTTAATTTTGTTTAGCCATATGTCACCCGACCTGATGCCATATATCAACGCATCACGTGTTACTTGGTCGGCACCATCCCATTTTTCTTGATTAATGTTGACGCATCGTTTAACCCAGGGAAGTTCAGCACGTGGGGTCGTGATAAATTCAATAATGTCAGGGTGATCCAAGTCGCAATGCAACACGCAAGCACCGTTCTTAAATTTGCCACCCCGTCTGATAATTTCATTTAGGGTTGAGTAGATTTTTCCAAACGATACTGGGCCAGAAGCTGTAAGACCTTTTCCGTTTTCACTTCCTTTGGGTCTGAGCTTAGATATATGGACAGCAACGCCAGCTCCATATCTGAGAGCGTGGCTGACGAATCTCCAACTTGCTTCGATTCCATTTGGTCCCTCCATTGAGTCTTCTACAACGAAGACAGTACAACTGACGGGTAGACGTGATTCTGGATCATCTATCCAGTTCTGAACTCTTCCAGTTCTAGATATTAAACTTGTCATTAGACTAAATCACTTAATGTAGGTGGTTTGTAATTTTTGCTCTTTAATACTTTACCGTCTTCCCTGTAGATAGGTTTGCCACCATCACCAAGTTTAGACATATTGCTTTCATGGACTCGACGTAGAGCTTCGTCTAAATCCCACCCCATATTTGCTGCGTATTGATAGCAGACATATACGAGATCACTGAGTTCTTTAATAGCCTCCTCATGCAGTTGTAAGCTCTGTCGAAAGAGCATTCCTTCTGCCTCTAAAAATTCTTTAAACTCTTCAATTATTAAATTCCGCTGCATATTCCGTGAGCTGAGATTCTGTGAGTTCTTTACGTTGAATGCTGCTCTGAATTCTTTGGCTTGTTCTAAATTCGATTTCATTAGATAGGTAATGGATGGCTTTTGATAGGTCTTCAATGTCGTCGTCTTTATGACCAGCTCGGCAGACGTACTTAATTACATTTCCTAAGTGGAAGTTGAGTTCCTTGTCACGAATAAAATCCCAGACTTGGATGGATCCACGCCTATAATATTCGGGTCCGTGATCACTGGTGGTTTCGGCCATTTCTCAAGTAAATTGGTAAGGCTATTAGATAATACAAAATTTTGCTTTTGTAATGCTAGGAAGACGGTGTTAACGTCTTCTCTAGGTGTTTCTGGATTCTCTAGGGAATCCTTTATTAATCTTAATTTTAAATCCTGTTCAACTGTTAATTTGGTAATCGGGGCTGGGATTCCAGGGTATGGGTTCCATTTTTTCGTCGTCATAATCCTCATTAGTTAGTATTCTTGCTAGACGTGCATTCATTAAAGCGATATCTTCCGATAATCCCTTCTCTTTAAATGCTTCTACAACGGTTTTCCAGCTATAACCTTTTTCTTCAAATAATGCTGTAGCTTTTTTTACTCCAATACCAGGTACTCCTGCGTAACCATCAGTATTGTCTCCAGCCATCGATTGAATTAGATGCCACTTAGCACCATCCTCTTTCGTGATTGTGAAAGATTCATCAAAGTTCCATAGCATCCCAGGAATTTGTTTCATGTCCTTATCAGGACTGACAATTATGTTGCCAGGATGTTTCGTTTGAAAAATTCCCATGCTGTCGTCTGCCTCCAATTTTGGCATCTTGATCACTGGGTATTCATCCTTAAGTTTGTTAATGACACGGCGATACCCGCAAGGTTTCTTACGGTTACGGTGTCCCTTGTAGTCAGCTTGGATGTCCTTACGAAAGTTTTTACTGTCACTAAAGAACAGAATCATCTCATCGAAAGATCCAAACTTATTTGCAATCTTATTTAGTTCACGTTTGACACAGCTATAAGCATCTTTGAATGTAGAGGTAACAAGAATAACGTCATCTCCAAAATCAATTTCACTTTCTGCAGCTGCACAACACTTATAAACTATAAAGTCTGCATCGCATAATAATTTCATAGGTTAGTGTACCTCAGCCCACGTAGCTCCTGATTTTGCTTCAGCTGCTATTGGTATTCTGAGGTTGTAGTACTCACCTGCTTGAGCTGCAGATAATTCAAGTAAGAACTTGAGATCTTCTACATCCTCTTCTTTACATTCATATTGTAGTTCATCATGAACGAATGCAAGTTGGTGAGCAGTTGGTGGTAAATTTTCATGTGTAATGTATAGCCAACGCTTCGCGACAATTCCCGCTGAGCATTGGAGTAAATAGTTGAGAGCTTTGTGTTGACTGTCTACGAAGATTTTACGTCCGTCGATAGCCATGATCGTGCCTGTAGCAGACCTTTTCTTAACAGCCTGTAGTAGCTCTGATAATCCATCAATGGCTTCGATGAACGCGGCTCGTACCTGTTTTCCTCTAGCTCTTGCTTTATCTGTCGATAGTTGTTTATCGACTGAGAGTCCAATTTTGACATCACCTGCTCCATATAAAAAGGCATACGAAATTGTCTTTACTTGGCGTCTTGTTACACCGATCTTATCTGCATTGACTTGGTGTATATCTCCGTTAAGGAGTATGTCGGCATATCTCCCACCGTCGTATCTGGCGAGGTAGTGAGCAAGCATCCTAAGTTCAATGCCACTAAGGTCAGCCCCGCACATAACCATTCCTGGCGAGGCGGTAAATAGTTTTCTAAATTCTTCACCTGCTGGTACCTGGGCTAAATTTGGTTTTCGATGGGCTGCTCGGAAAGTATTTGTACTCACTGAGCAATGATGGTGTATTCGGCTAGATGTCGTACATAGCTTCAGCCATGCGTTCACGCCTTCGGATATCATTCCTAATGCTTTCTTCAGTTCCAAGCATCGGAGAAATTGAAGAGCTATATCCGTCCCAATCTCCTTTAAGACGATCTCGTCTATCACGGGCTTCCCGTTGGAGCTTATTGATGACGGCTTCCAGCCATAGTGTGTTGTCAGTACCCATGCAATATGATCTCTTGAAGTGGGGTTTAGTTCTTTGAGTCGGATGCTTTCAGCACCAGCGACATAGCCTTGGGTCCGATTATTTCGTTTAGGATTAAATACTGATCCTGCAACAAAAGGGTGCCTGTTTCGAAGTAGTTGAGTAAAGTCTTCCAACTCTGTTCTGAGAGACGATTCAAGTTCCCATGCAGAGCGTTCATTAAAGTACCATCCATGTAATTCCTGTTGGGTGAGTATTGTTGCGACTGAATGCTCTAGCGCGCACCAGTCAGGTAAGGGTGAAAATGGTCGCATAATTTCTTTGTAACTTCTACGTCCTGAGCGCAGTAATCTTCCATTTCTTGACTCCACTCTGACCAATCACTCGTCTTACCAAACTCTCCTTTATATTCTCCAAGCCTATAACCGTATGACTCAAGACTATGGCGGCCATAAAGTTGAAGTGGCATATGTCTCCACTTATGTTTATGATCTATGTCATAGAGATTTGGGTGGTATAGACGTGATAGAAGAAGAGTGTCAATAATACGAGCACGGGGAGTGAAATAGTTATATAATTTGCGAAGCACCGCGCAGTCAAAACCAATAACGTTGTGACCAACAATCGTGTCAGCAACAAGTAATTTATTAATTCCCTCACAAATGGAATACTTGTTATTCTTTTCATCATTGTAAGTTTCTATCTCATCTGTAGTGGAGTCGTATATTGCTATGCAATGAATACGTGTTACATCGTGCAGCAGACCATTTGTTTCCAGGTCAAACACGAGTGTCATTTCTTCATCCACTTATAAGTCTTATCTACAAACTTGGCTTTTTTCTTTGCCTCCTCGCTGGGTGGCTTAGGTTTATTCAATTTTGGTGGTTCCTTGGCATGTTCATACCAGGGATGTTCGTATAATCCTTCCTCAAAAATCCGTGGTTTCCGCTGTTTGGCTGGCTCCACGTAGAAAGGATGGTTCTTCAGCATCATTCTCACTAAATCTGCAGTTGGATAAGTCATAAGTTAATTTGCAAGCTATACCTGTCTCGCCTGAATAACGGTTTTTAAGGACTCTAAGAGTCGTATCGCTTCCTCCCTCTGTGGACTGTTGGTCTCGTTCAAGTCCAACGACCGCATCTGATATTTGAGAAATACTATGAGATCCCCTAAGTTGCGACAGGGAAACTCTACCTCCTTCTTCATGTGATTTTCTGTCATTACTTGTACGTCTTAAATGACTAACTAAGAAGAGAGTGATACCAGTACGTTCAACTAAACTACGAAGCTTAGTCATTGTCTGATCTATCATTCGTCTCTCATCCCCATCAAGTCCACTTAATAATATACTAAGATGGTCTAAGAATATAATACGACACTCCAATCCACTGGCAAGGTATTCGATCCTATTGTAAACCACGCTCGGATCAAAAGAACCGAAGCCATCAAACATGTAGAGATTCCAATTAGCAATGGTATTAGAAAAATGCTCTTTGAGTTCTTTTTCACTATGTTCACCTATGTGTAATGCTTTGCCTACAGCAGTAGACATAAGACCTAATGCTGTTTGTCGATTACTTGCTTCAAGATCCAAGAACCCAACTCGTTCCCCTTTGTTGAGGAGGTGAACTGCAATTTCACGAGTGATCGTGGATTTTCCTTGACCAGTGCCACTAGTAAATGTGACAAGTGATCCGTACCTGATCCCTCGTAATTTCTTATTAAGTCCTTGGTATGGGTAGTCATGGTCTGATTCTTTCTGGGGTGTAGTTACTTCTTTAAGTAATGTTTTCGCATCGACTATTCCATCAGGTTGATATGGTTTAGCATCCCATATAGCTTTCCTTATTGCTTCTGAGTCATTCGCTTGCAAAGCTTCCGAAGCGTCTTTATAGGATTGGAGCCTTGCAATTTTTGTCTTCCCTGGTGGTAGTACGCTTGCAGCATCTTCCGCTGCTTTTCTTCCAGCCTCATCTCCATCAAAGAAGAGAACAATTTCCTCATATCCTTGGAATAAATCGTATTGTTTTTGTATATCTTTCTTAGCTGAGGCAGCTCCATGTGGTAGTGATACATGAGGCCATCCAGTCATTGCCTCGTAGCCAGAGGCAGCATCTAGCTCCCCTTCATAAACAATGATCCGTTTACCGCTACTAGGAAATAAATGCTGACCAAACAAAGTATCAGTAGATATCCCTTCATAATAGAAGTCCTTTTGCTTAGTCTTTACCTTCGCTCCTTGAAGTATTCCATCGCTTGTGAAATAATGGAAGCGTAGGAGTTCTCCATCTCTGAAGATTTTATACTTTTGGTTTGTCGCCTCACTGATTCCTCTACGTTGCAGCCGTACGGCAGATCCTTTGAGTTGTACATTGGTTGACATTTCGTGATTGTGAATATTTTCCCCAGTCCCTGGGGTGCGGGTGTGACATACAAAGCAGTAGGTATGTCCATCTGAATACTCAGACTTAGCATCACTACTGCCACAGTTTTCACATGCTGTATGCCTAACAAATTCGCTCTCTACGTGAGCCATTCTATTGGTATGTTATGGTACGCACACCAGGGGATTTTGTGGCGATCACACCATTGTGCGTACGTTGTCTTTGATTTTTTTGAGATCTTATTGTATGGAGCTTGGAAGACCATTCTCAAGTCTATATCTGGATGTTGCTCCACTACATTCTTGACTTTACGGCGGTCAGCTGAATCCCAATATCCTTTGCATTCTAAGTAAACGCCGTTGTTTAAGAGAAAGTCTGGTGAATAATTATGTTGTATTTCATATGGAATCCTTGTCGGTTCATATTCATAATCAATCTTTAATTCACATAATAAATCTGAGACCTTTTCTTCTAACTCAGACCTGAACATTAGAAGTCATCTTCTACTGAAGATGGTGTCCCGACTGCTTCTACGTTAGGTTCACCTGCCTTGTAGCCACTGGTCTTGCCGAATAACTCAGCTACACCTGACTCATCTAAGTCACCTGTATCCACACCAGCTCCACCTTGACAAGTTACAACCTGTACTCCAGATAACTTTAGAGATGTACCATATGAGATACCGTCTCTGAGGAGATAAGGTTTTTGTATGAATCCCAACTTGACTGTACTTCCAGCATAGACAGGAAGATTAGGGTCAGTAATAGGACTACCTTCTGTATCGACCACTGGTGGTCTTTTATCCTCACTCCATGAGAACTTAATGATGTATTTTCCATCTGATACTTCCTCCCAAGGTTCTGGCTTTAGTGATGATCTTTTAGGGTTCTTGAGTTTAGACTCGGCCCACTTAAGACAATCAGTTCTTTCTTCTTCTAACTTATCAATCAAGTCTTGTCCTACTACAGCTCTCAAGCTATAGCCATACTGACTCGGCTTCATTACAGCCTGATAACCCTCTAATACAACAGGATCAGGTGTGACGTGGATGTTTCTCATTACTTAGAAGCCTCGCTAGGTGTGAGTGCTTTAAGCTCCTTAGCAATTGACTCTTTATATTCAGTCAACTCATTGATACGTGCCTCAATGTTCTTTAGTTGATTCTCTTTAGCTTCTCTCTCTGCCTGTTGTAGCCTCTCTTCTGAGACAACAATTACACGTGTGGGAGCAAAGAAGCTATCAAATAATGATGTGTACATTTAACAAAAAAAGTAAGTGGATTCAATTACTGACTCAGGTTTAAGGTCGCCAATAATCGGTGGTTCAGTTTCCGCACCTATCTGGTTAGCGAAATCTGTTAGGTAATCATGCTCTGCGAACAGGTGCATGTATTTCTCTCTGACAATTTTAGATAACTCAGTCATATCAGTAGCTCTACATAAGACACTATCATGTATCAAAGCTATTGGATTGTTAAAGTCTAAAGCTGATAGACATAAAAGAGAAGCGTCTAATGAATGTATAAGATTAGGGGCAGTAGCAGCCTTATGTCTAGCTTTATCTACCGTCCCTGTATCTCCAGTAGACACCCTCATATTACATTGACCTAAGACTTGTAAGGTTATACGTTCATATTCTTTCTTGAATATCTGTTGAGATACAATGAAACCTGATGGTGTTACCCACTCAAGTTCAGTAGCTCCACGTTTAATCGCTTTACTTACCTCATCTTCTATCCATTTCATAACCCTCATAGGGCCAGGTACTATGACATTCATAGCATCTCTAACAGCTTTAACTGTTTGAGTTAAATCTTCCTTATCAATCTCTATATCCTTATCCTTTAAAGCATCCCTGATGTACGTCCTATTAGAGAATGGCTTTGCATTGTATGGTATCGTCATTACTGTACGCTTTGTACATTTACGATCCCAGTCAGGGCGTAGCTTTAGAGGTATATTTGGTTTAGATGTTTCAGCTATTACTTTATAAGCATCTTGCGGCTTATCTGATGGTAATACATTAACAAGTTGAGCTGTTGATTTATCTTTAGCGAGACCTGCTAGTATTTGTAAACCACTACATGTAGCGTCTATAGCTATAGGTAAGCCAGTGCTAATTCGATCTCTCTTTATAACACAATGATACATTTCGTCACATGCTGCAAGGAATTGCCACGGTTCCTCAGCTCCCTCCCATAAAGGTAGGTTATCTATAGGATCTGTAGCTATTAATTCTATTTCATGCTCTGATCTGTATGTCCAACTAAGACGATCATCAAGCGTCTCTTTATCTAGACCAAATGTAGTAGCAACTTGAAACCTTATCCATCTCTCTGCTTCCTCATCCATGAAGGATTCATCAGCGAAACGAATAAGACTCTTACCCCAGTCGGTGTCTTGAGGTGTTAGGAATGCAGGTATAGGGTAGATCCGACCTCGGTAATCAAATGACCACGGAATATAGAACTTTTCTTTATCCTTAAAGCGTTCTACTGTTTCCATAGTCATCCTTGTACGACATGACTTCTTAAATTCCTGTGCCATTAGGTTTCTAACCTCAGACACTTTCCTTCTCCATGTCTTCCTTGACTCAGCATTCTCTGCTATGTCATAAGGTTTGGGTGGTAGATCGTAATTACATATAGGTTGAAATTTACCCACACTCCTACCCATTGACTGAAGTATTTCAGACACCTTAACAGTCAATGGGTTCAGGGTATAAGCAACCTTTTGTATTTTGTTAAGGAACTTAAAAGGTTTTTCTCCCTGTATACATGACGACTCAGACCTACGAACCATATCATGACCACGCATGATCTCATTAAGCAAGTAACCACCTGGCTTTTCAGGTGTCCAGTCATTCGGCTCAATCAACATAGGCCAAGCTAATGGACTGAATAATTCAGCATTATACATGACCTGATCTTTGATAGCCATGAACTCAGCTGTAGGTACTACGTAACTGTTCTTCTTCCTACCCTTATAGATAATCTGTTTCTCAAACCATTTACTTGTGTCTATGATACAGCTAAGTAACCAACCTCCTAGCTTAACTCTATTAGCCCTACCCCATGTCGTCCATTGTTGTACCTTATATCTATTCATTAAGGTTTGTATTACTACAATCTTTTGATCTGTACCTATGGATTTATGCCAGTAGTTCTTCTTAAGAGTGTTAAGCAGCCCAGGTGCATGTCTTTCATAATGTCTCATCTGACATTCATTCTCTACACCTTTGCCAATAGCATCACATATATTCTGTATCTGATTACTATCTTCTTTATGGCTAAAGACTTTATCTATTGTTATCTTACATGCTATAGCTGCAGCCGCAAGTGGTTCAATGTCAGCTAAGTATTGTTTAATCTCCTTGAATGATTGACCAGTATGACCTTTATGTATTCGTAAATTAGTTTCTTTGATTCTTTCTACTACTAAAGGTAGTAAAGCATCAATGGTTGTTACTCCATACACAGAAGCTGAAGCATACTCTTTATCTTCAAGGTTTTTAGTATTGTCTCTTAGACGTTTTAATCCTTGAGCAATTGCATCACGTTCGTGGTTGATTTGCTCATCTATTTGAGCAGGTGTTGGCATTAGGTTACATCATCAATAAGTTGTTCTTCCATAAGTTTTATTAATTCATCCCTGTATGGATGATCCTTTACGTCCTTGATTAATTCAGCTAGACGTATCTGCCTTGTGCGTTTGTTCACGGTTCTCTGGGTGTGGTGATAGTTTATGTATTGCTTCGTGATCACACACTACAAATTCATGTGTGTTCACTAGCTTTCTGATCTTATTCTCTGCTGCAGATCTATACTTATATGAATACTCCTTAACCTTACCAGTCTTCAATGATGTAGCTCTTATAACGCAATCATGGCTGCTAGGTAGTAACCAATTAGCCACATAAAATGCATAGAACTGATCATAAGGTATGGATGGAAAGTATTCATACTCTGTATCTGCTACAGCTCTCCAATTGTTTGGATAATACTGTTTAGATTTCTTTTTCATAGTCCTTAAAATCCTTTGTTTGATCATAGTCTTTGCCAGTCCACACTTCACGTGTGTCCTCATCTTCACAGGGTATTACGTCCTTGAGTTCTTCATCGAGTAACCCTGCTAAGTTGATAGCACGATAGCCAGCTTCGATGTTATCTGCACCTTGTACTATGTACTCATTCTTGTTAGTTAGCACGACAAATCTCCTAAGTGGAATGTCACTTAAGCGCGCGTGATTGTGAAGATTCATTGTTAATTAGTGTGTGTAAGTTTACGTACTAATTGTTTAGTTCTAGCCTTAGCTTGACGTAATTGTTGTGGCTTACGTCTGCCTTTGTTCTTGCGTTTAGTATCCGCGTCCTTGAACTTTAATATAATATTCATTGAGTAGTTTCTCCTTTAATGTATGTACGTCCTTGCTACTCATAGTGCATGAATCGGGACGCAAATTGATATGGTTGAATCTACCAATGAGATGTATAAGTTCAGCACTATTTAAATTCAATTGACCTCCTTGATAATGTGATAGTAAGGGATGTGCCTGTATCCTAACGGTATTTTTTACACATGCTAATAGCAGAGGAAACCGTAACATAATTAACAGGCAGTGAGTCCCTCATCCAACCCACGTATGGGCTGGAGGAGAGAGTCTACTTAGTGGAAGCAGTCTTCTTCTTTGGTGTTACTTCTTTCTCAAGTGATTTCTTTACCATCTCTTGAGCAAACTTAAGCATAGTCTCAGGCTTGATACCGTCAATGACTACACGATCTTCATAGTCTCTACTTATAACCAACCCACTATGCTCCGCGCAGTACCAGATCTGTGCGTCCTTGAGATAGTATTCATGTGTTGATTCGAATGTTAAAGCCATGATAAATTAATAAACAATAAGAAGGATATGAATCCTTCATCTAACCCCGAAGGGCTAGAGGAAAGAATCAATCAAACGCACGCGCATATGCTTGATCAAAGATAACACGGGCTTGTTTGCCTATGCTTACTATGTCCCTGATAAGCAAGCGTGTCTCATCAAGGTGTATCTGCCAGCGTGTGCGTATGTCTGTGTAATACTTACTCATAGGTATTACAGTTAACTCATCAACAAGACAATGATCTTGTAATGAATTAGCTATCTCTATTAACTGAGCTTTAGTTAGTTTCTCAGTAATAGTATAGGTTAATGCGTCCTTGTATTTCATGAATCAAAATGAAAGACGGCAAGATATGTAAGCACTAAAGGTAGTAGTGCTACAGGTAATGCAAGCATTGAATGATTAACCACTCTCAGTGAGTGGCAACGGTCCATGCGGGAATTGAACCCGCATTACTAGCGTGACAAGCTAGCGTACTAACCATTATACGAATGGACCAGAAAAGGACATTAAGTCCTTGTTATGCTTGGATAGCATAGAGTTCATCGTCTTCAAGTGCATCAACACCATCAACAATACTCATAGCTACAAGCTCAATGAATGACCAAGTAACATCGTTCTTATAGCCAGTGATGTTGTTAGAGTTGTTATTCCAAATCTCTTCAACAACATCATCACCTAATGTGTCAGTGATGTACTCGATCATCTCATCTTCATACTTATCAAAGAAAGATAGAGTGTCCTTGTAATAGATGTGGTCATGTGCCACACCTGATACGCAGCCATGCTCTACTATTTCTTTACATGTTTCATAATCGTAAGTGTCCTTGATTACATCATAGGCACTTGATAATCCGATGTTTAATTGCATGATGATAATTAATGAGTGAACATTTACCCTTATGGGTAAGAGCTAGGCAGGGACTCGAACCCTGCTGTAGTCCTTGACTACTAGCTTATTTGTTTATACAAATGATGGTAACTGAGGACCGAAGTCATACTGTTGTGAACCGTATCCAACTAACTCAGTGCGGTTAGCCTTGACGCAGTTGTTGTTAACCCAGAAACCTAGTGATACATCAGGGTTGAACAATACATTTGCTATTGCTCTAGCTGATACATTCTCATACTCGTACTCATATCCATTAGTGAATCTTACTTGTGCTTTCCTTGCAAGCAAGTCAACCTTAAGTAAGTCAATAGCAGCTGATGTACGTGTTGGAACTGTGATAAACATAATGAATGAAGTTAAGTGTACAATTTGGGATGCGATATCCCAATACCTGACTGAGGAGTTGAACCTCAGTTAATACCCATCAGGTTAAGCACCATTTGTATAGGAACCCATTGTAGTTTGGCTCCCATTTAGTGCACGGAAGATAACCTCGGCGTATCCGTACTCTTCGGATAAGTCAAGGCATAATGACCAGCAGTCATCGAGCTTAGCAAATGCTGTATTCTCGAAAGGTGCTGCAGGGCAGCGGACTTCATACTTAAACATGATAATATAATTGAACAATGAAAGAGTGAGGTTTCGAACCTCAGCATCACGCTACACACTGTACTCTTCCCAGTATTCCTGAAGCTCGTCAGGATCTGTGATAGTCTCGGAGTCTACGTAGTAGTGAGCACCGAGTCCAGATGAACTAGGCCATCCACGTCCTTGTAAGGACTGGAGAGCTGCTAATACAGCTGGATCTTTAGCTGCCTTGTCATTGACAAGAGCGCAGCCATTGAACATTGGAAACAATTCTGTTTGCATAATAAATAAAGTAAACAAAACCCAGTCAAGGACTCGAACCTTGATGAACGCCGATGCATTCTGGGCTGTTCGTTCATTCATGTTTAACCTAGAGCTGGCTTGGCATCTCCTGAAGGCCTACTTAGTTTCGGCTACTCAAGCAATCAGCTCATCGTTGGCAGTTTATTCGGTTGTCGAGATACGGTTGAGAGCTGGCTGAAGGGACACCACCAGAAAGTTCTCTTAGTTGATTCTGATTGAATCTTGAGAACTCTCTCACCCTCTAACGAGAGTTCGAAAGATCTCAATCTTCAAGAATCAATCTACATCCGACCGATCCACAAGTCAAGCGTCATTTGGTGTTGATTTGCTGACATTACCACATTATTCCTTCAAACAGCAGTGATAGCAGTAGATATCAGCATAGCTTATCAATCAGTTGGTCAATCATTAGCGAAGCTAAGCATCGCGCACAGATCGCACACCACACACGCCGCCGATCCAACTACCGCGCCTGGTCGCACGTGTGGCACAGTGAGAAGCCAGTTGTTGCAAGGGATTTCACGGCACAACACGCGCAAACGCGAACCAACTACCGCCCGCGCGCCCCCGCATGGGGGGTACCGCCGTCCCTTTCCTACCGATAATAGACTTCAGAAATTTATGCCAAATTTTCAGGGAAAATAAAGATAAAATAGTAAATAAGCAGGATTATAAGGCATATACCAGGGATAATCCAACTCATCCTGCAAAATCAAGCTTAAACTGCTCTAATCCTTTATCTGTTAGCGCATGTTTCGCCATATTATCGAATACTTTAGGAGGAATAGTACATATATCTGCACCAAGACCAAAAGCTACGCCAACTGACTGAGCATCACGTACAGAAGCTGCTAATATTAACGTATTAATGAATTGTTTCTTAAATACATTAGATATATCGTTAATTAACCTCATACCATCAAGGCTATTGTCATCCATACGTCCAATAAAGGGTGAAACATACATTGCACCTGCTAAACCACACAATATTGCCTGGGATACACTAAATACTAATGTCATATTAACTCGTATACCGATATTCGAAAGATATTTACAAGCTTTAAGCCCTTCTATCGTACAAGGAAGCTTAATTGTAGCTACGTTACCGTAGTTCTTCTGCACACATACTGCATTAGCTATAAATTCTTTCGAATTATCACCATTTACTTCAATACTCAGATCTTCTACACCTAATTCAATAATATCCGAATATACTTTCCACGGATCTCTACCACTCTTTCTAATAAGTGTAGGATTAGTTGTGATACCATGTATAAGACCAGTATCTAATCTTTCTTCTATATCACTTACAATAGCTGTATCAAGGAATAACTTCATTACGTTAGTTTGGGTGTTAGTGGTGGTGTTATAAGAATCTCGAAACCTCTGTCGAGATATGTATAAGGGGAAGAGTTGTCTACGAAGTAGGCAATGTCTTCCCCTTGAGGGGCGAGTCCACCCTTCTCTCCCCTGTATACATAACGACTCAAGCTAAACCCAGGTATAGACTGAGGACTTATTGTTGTCTATTCTATTAGCCATATCTCTTTGTTCTTTATTCATTCCTAACACTAAGTGGTCTGCAGAGGCTTGAGGGTTGTCTAAATAGTCTTGTAGCATAGATTGCCATTCTTCTGCTTTACGTGCCTTCACGGCCTCGTGAGCACTGATAGAGAGGGCATCTGTAAAATACTTAACCCCTTGTGCAAGACAATCTAATCTGTCATCATGTCTTATTGCACCTTTCTCTCTACACATCCTACCCATTTGGTAGAATAGCATGTACATGAGTCTCTTTTCAGGAGCTTCATCTTTGTTAGAGGCGTAATCCCACTCTATAACTTTTTTGTCTACTACTAACCTGTGTTGGTTCATGACAGGTTCTAGAGAGTCTATTATTCTGTCTTCTTTTCTAACGTTAGCTCTAACTTCTTCTACATCTATGTGTTGGCCTGTCATCTGTAGATGTTTTTTAAATAATTCACAGACAATACCATCACCGAAGTTAGTTTCAATTACAAGTTTAGTAACTCCATATTTTCTACATCCTCTAAGTATATTGAGCAAGGTATCGTCAGAGTATCCGTCCCTATACGCACGCATTTCATGCAGAAAGAGGAATCCATTCTTTTGGGATATAAAAGCTGCTGCTGTTTCATCCGTTCCTCGACCCGACGGATCGACGGAGCATATAGTTTCGCTATACTCTGTCCACTCTCCTTGAAGCTGCATCGGAGAATAAAAATAATCTCCTGGTAAGCCGACAGTGGGTAATTCTTTAATGACGTTTTTGGGATCTGAGCACCAGATAATTTGATCGGGAGCAGACTTAGGGTTAACACTGGTGACAATGAGATCAGCCATCTTAAGAGGGAATTTCTCTGCATCACTTAAACTTGTATCTAATTGGAACTGAAGCATGTAGTTACTCCGTCCCATAGCAGCTTCACGTTCTAATAGGTCGTCATTAGCAAATCTATCAGGGTCGGTGACTTCCCATTCATCAGCACCTTGATCTAGATCCTCTTGTATCTGTGGTGCTAGAAGTCCTTCGTATTGACTAAGTTTGTCTTTTCTTGGATATCTTGAGGGCCAAACAAAGGGACGGTAGTTACGCTCAGCCAGCTTACGATAAACAGTAAAAACAGTCTGAGGAGTCCCAAGGTAGCAAATACGGCTATCGTTTTTGGGGGTAAGGATACTTTCTGCTTCCGTACAGAGTTGAAGAAGTTTCTCACGCATCAACTCCGTCATACTGTTTCCTGGTACTTCTATATCGTCTAGAACCATGAGGTCTGCACGAGAACCAGTTAGTTGCCCAGTGATACCAACGCTTTTTACGCTTGGAGCCTGATGAGGCGAGCACTGTACGTCGAAGGATATACGACTCCACCTTGCCTCGTCGCTTTTTGGTTGTAGGTGTTGTAACCACGGTGTTTCAATAATTAGTTTCTGTAGGAAGATTGACATGTTATCTGCACGTTCTTTAGATGCAGATATAATCATTATCTTTCTTTCTGGGTCTTTAAATAGTGTCCATAAGACAAAAGCACCTGTAATCCATGATTTACCGACTCCTCGGAAAGCTTGGATCTGTAGACGCTTTGGTCCGTGTTGTAAGTAGTCTGCAATAGCAAACTGTGCTCTTGTAGGAGGGGGTAGATCAAGCTGTTCCCATAATGCGGTCAGAAACAGCTTGAAATCGTCCTGTAAGGCCTCTAAAGGGTTAGTCATGTGTGTTTGGTTATTTATTAATTTTCAAAGCCTTATTAAGCCTATGATCAAGTCTTAGGTTAAAGTTTTTCTGTGCTGTAGATCCTGAATATGATTTAGCTCCAGCTTTAGGTGTTTCCAAACCAAACACTTCTTTGACTTTTGGATGAACACCACCAGTATTAGGTGCTTTTTGTAGAGTCATCAATAATTGCTTAACCTGATTAGGATCTTTAGGGTTAATAACAGCTATCTCACCATATTTCTCTGGATGCTTAAGAATTTTATTTCTTAGATGTTGTGGATGTAGAGAGGCTAATTCAGGATGTTTTCTAAGTATAAAATTCAACTTCATATTCATGAAATTATTTGTCAACCTATGTTGATCGTAAGCAACTTTCCTTAACATCTTTGCTTGTGCTTTAGCTCCCATTGTTTGCCAACGACCATTAGCCATTAAAGCTTCTATTTGCTGTCTTTCAGGTATTGAATCATATAATCTGTGTAAAGTATCATGATCAACACTACCTTTTTTACGAGACCAAGCCCAGACAATATTCTCTCCAGCATTACCAGTTTTAACTTTATCTTTCCATAACACTGTGCTTACAGCTTTATTATTTGGTGTATCTAAAGCTCTTCCCCAGAAATCAATATCTAGTATATGATGTGAATCAGCTTTTTGAAGACTACCACCACTATACTTAACTAAATATTTTAATGGACTATTTTCAACTTGACTTGAAATTATAGCTTTTTTATTTCTTGAACTAAGTTTATCGTGCCTACCTGATTCAACATAACGTACTACTTTAGATAAAGCTGTATCAGATTGTTTTTGAGCACCAGTTATACCTAACTTTTCAACATTTTCTTTAGTAACCTTACCCCATGTAGCAGCCGCCTCATCAGCGGTCATTTGAAATGGTTTAGAACCGTCAATTATCGGTTCAACTGTTTTTGGTATATTTCCCAAATCTGAACCAATTGTAGCTAATACAGGTTGTGGTTTAATGGATGTTAAAGCGTTAGTACCACCTTTAAGTTCACCAAAACCAGGATAGACCCCATAACCTATTGTTTTACCAACATTATAAGGGACATTGTATTTTTGTGCAGATAGACCTACTTGATTAGCCCAAGCTTCTTCTCCAGGTAATTCAGTGAATTCACCAAACTTTTGTAAAGCTGGTGCAACCTTTTGTACTAAAGGATTATTAGCTATATTCTCACCAGCTTTGTTTAACCAATTCCATGTAGGTGCTGGTATATCTTTGGGTGAATTGTATTCTTGTCCTTTAAAATAATATCTAGTTTGACCATCCTTACCTATCATAGTTTCAGTACCATGAGGTAAATGTTCATTTTCATGCAAACTACTTAACACACCCATAGCTTACCTCATCGTTTTGAACTGTTTCCCTCTATCTTCAAAATATGCTTCCTTAGCTTCCCTCATCTCTTTGTATTCTTTTGCATCAGCTTTGTCTTTTTTAGACTCATAGGTTGCTGTACCTGTAAATTCTTTTTTCTTTGCCATTAGCTGATATGATTTAGTATAAGTTGCTCTCTGGAAGGGTTACGTCCATATGTCTGACGCATCCATCCGAGCC